TCAGATCACATTTTAAGTGTTGATTGTGTTATCACCTTACCAGCAACTTCTGTTGGTTATGTTTACACTTGCATTGCTGGTGCTGACGATGTTGAAATAACACTCAGTCCAAATGCTAGTGATAAGTTCTTAGGTGGTTGCGGTTTAGCGGCTCAAGCTGATAACAAAGACTTAATTTACTCTAATGGTAAAGAAGGTGATTGTGTTCAGGTTGTAGCAGATGGTACACATGGTTGGTACGTTACTCACCTTTCTAGTTCAGGCAATGTATCTATAGAGTCTTAATCCGAATACATAAGGATAACAGTTTATAGTACTGTGGGGAGGTTCAATAAAAGTTCCTCCCCAAAACTATGAAAGAATTAATTATGAAAAAGAAATGTATACATTGTAACCATCCTAATAAAGAAGGGTGGTTTTATTGTAAGAAGTGCGGTAAGAAAGCTTCAGAAAGTATATTTACTACTAATATGTATATGATGTCTGATATGGGTAAACGTACAGATGTAGAAATATCCGCACAAAGCATGGATCAAAATGCAAAAGAGATGAGAGAAAGACTTTATGGCAACATTTGAGGCACAGGTAGAATCATTAGCTTCTATTTCTATAGATGGTAGTAGCACACCTACTCAAGCAGAGCTTACACAGTTCTTAACAGATGGTGCTAAAGAGATTATAAATTCTTTGCCTAAAAGCTTATTAGAAGATTGTGCTGATGTAACTACATTAAATAATTCTACTCCTACTATGACTAATGTAAATCAAAAAGGTTTAGTATTATCTGTACTTAGAAATGATCAAACAATAGATCAGCCTTGTAGATTTGTTTCAAATTATTTAAGAGGTAAAATTCAAGATAGTAGTGAAATGGATTTTGCAACTAAAACAGATCCAGCTTATTTAATATATGATAATATATTAGAGGTATATCCAACACCTACTGCATCAGAAAATGCTAAAGTTCTTCATGTTATATTTCCATCTGTAGCTTTTGGAGATAGTGCAATAGCAAACTTTCCAAGTGAGGCAGAATATTTAATAGTTATATACGCTACAATAAAAAGTTTAGAAGCATTATATAGTGGAGAAGAAGATATAGAGTTGTATATTCCGATTATAAATCAGTTAAAAGAAGATTATAAATCTGGGTTAGCCCAACTAGTGAGGTAGTATGTCACACTCAATACATACATTAACAGTAAAACAAATTATAAGTAGAGTTAGGCAAGTATTTCCAGATGCACCCGAAGCATACATTATGTCACTTATTAATGATGCTATTAATGAGATAGGTCAGTACTCTCAAAAGTCTATATCTGCTAAGATAGATCTAGAATCAGGTAAGATGTTTTATGGTATTGGCGATAGTGACTCTGATTCTTCTAATGAAAAACTGGGAGTCAATAAAATTTATAGAGTAGATATTCTTGATGATGCTGGTGACTATATAAGAATACCTAGAGTATTAGATGGTGAACCTTTACAATTTGACATTGCATCTGAAAGTGCAATAAACGTACCAGAATAATGGCATTAGCACAAGAAGTAACAAAAATAATATGCAGACCTGATGAGGGTGGGAATAAACAAAGTACATATTTTTTTATTAATGCTATCGAGGTAGATGCAACCACAGACGTAGGATTTAAAACAGTAGAATATTATGTTTGGTTTGATGTTTCTAGTGGAGGCTCAGATCCATCGCTATCTGGTAAAACAGGTATAGAAGTAAATATATCTACAGATGATAATGCGGCTACAGTTGCGACAGCGGTAAAAAATGCATTAGATGCTTTGTCTAATTTTTCAGCATCTATTTCTAGCAATGAAGTTACAGTGACAAACACAAATAGAGGTAGTGTTACAGATGCTTCTGATTTTAATAGTACACATACAATATCTATAACTACACAAGGTACTGGTCAACTAGCTGGTAATATAAAGTATCCTGAAGCTAGTGTTAATTATTTTATTCGTGGTGATCACATGGGTATCATTACAAACTATGATTCAGAAAGTGAAACGAGAACAGCTAGGAAATCTTACACTGCAATAGATCATAATATAGTTAATGGTCTTTTAATACATTACTATGGAAACCCTAAAAGAGTAACTGCAATTACAGATACTCCAGATGTGGATAATTTATTTCATTCTGCTATTGTAGATTATGTGAAAAAATGCTTATATATGGATAGGGCTGGAACGGCAAGTGACGGTAATATAGCACAGGTTTCTATGGGACTAATGGCACAACATGAAAGAAGTTTTAATAATGCCGTAAAGAAATACGGAACAAAAAAGAGAAGTAAAACTGGTGGAACTAGGGCAGTAGTCCCAGCAGATTTTAAATAACCAATATGCCCATGAGAGTTGCCACGCTCGGTAAGGCATAAGATAGGAGAAACAAAATGGCAAGTATAAATAAATATACGGTTAATGAATCCAGCAATGTAGCACTAGGTCAAGCAGGTGCTAAATTTATTTCAGATACAGCAGTTCACTCAGGTACATTTGTAGCAATTACAATGTTAGAGGATACTGTATTCAATGCACTAACACCTACAGATACTACCAATGGTTATGGTGTGGGTAGTTACAATGGTAATACAATGGCATCTGAAACAATACCACAGGGTGTTACTATCTATGGTAGGTGGAATACTATTGACCTTACATCTGGACTTGTAATAGCTTACATAGGCTAAGTCAATGCTTGGCTTAGGCAACCTACTAACAAAGAGTGGGGTAATAAAAAAGTTTCCCAACGACTTTTCCTTCAATTTCGATGGTTCTAATGATTATTTAGACTGTGGTAATTCAACAGGAATACAGTTTAGTGGTAGTTTTTCAGTTTCTTTTTGGTTTAACACAACAGACGCAACTGCAACTAATGAAATATTTGTATCTAAAGCAAATGATGGCGATAATGATGGTTGGTTAATAAGATTAAATAGTAGTAGAAAATTAGAATTTGAAATTTATAGAGGTGGTTCTATATTAATTACAGATTCTGGAAGTGCATCAAATGATGGAAATTGGCATCATGTTGTAGCTGTACATGAATCTGGAGTTGGTAATAAATTATATAAAAATGGAAGTTTAGTTGCGAGTAATTCTACAGGAACAGATTTAACAGAGCATGTTCCTAATTTACACATAGGCAATCAAGATTACAGTACTCCAAGAGCAATAAAATCACTCATTGACGAAGTTGCTATCTGGGATACTGCTTTAAGTGCCTCAGATGTCGCAAAGATCGCCTCAAAGCCAGTTGATTTCTCTAAAGCATCTAAGTATGCTACAGACAGGACAGGCAACCTTAAACTCTGGTTACGCTGTGGAGACAAAGCAGAACCAGAATCAAATACTGCAATCGCAAGACAGGACTTCTATACAGACTTTGATGGTACGGATGATTTTGTGAGTGTTGCAGATAATGATGATTTATCATTTGGAGATGGCTCAAGTGATTCGCCATTTAGTATATCTGCATGGATAAACCCTGTCGATGCTACAAACTTTACAATAGTATCAAAGGGTGTCTTTAATACAGATGCTGAATATATATTTCAATTAGATGGTGATGATAAATTATTTTTCTCTTTGTATGATGAAAGTGTAAATAATACTTTTGAAGGTGCATATTTTAATACTGCTTTAACAAGCCTTCAAGATTCTTGGTTTCATGTATGTGCTACATATAATGGTGTAGGTGGAACAAGTGCTAATGCAGGTGTAAAATTATATATAGATGGTGTTGAAAAATCAACAACACTAATTGGTGGTGGTACTTATGTAGCTATGGAAAATCTAGGTGGGGAGTTAGAAATTGGAAGAATTAGCTCTACTTATGCAAATGGTAAAATATCAAATCTTGCTCTTTATAAGACTCAACTCGATGCTCAAACCATTTCACAGTTTGCAAAGAGCAGATTCACCCCCATGAGAGACAACAGATTTTCTGTCGTGGATTTTGATGGTGCTAATGATTATATCGATACAGGCACAGGATTAGGAACATCATTAGGTGATAGTTACACAGGAGATTTAAGTTTTTCTATATGGGCAAATTTAACAGATGTTTCAGCTATTAATGATGCTCTTGTTCACATTGGTGATTTTAGTAATAATCATGGTGTAATAACGATTGTATCTTTATCAAATAATATAATATTTAGATTAAATGGAACTACTTGGAGTGTAACAGAAACACTTACAAGTGGTTGGCATCATATTATGGCAGTATGGGATTCAAGTGATTATACTAAAACAAAACTATATGTAGATGGTGTAACTACTCATGCTGATAATTCAAGTAGTTTTCCATCAAGTTTAAACTTTGATGGTATGAAAACTATTATAGGTGCATTTTATAGTAGTAGTTTTACTTATGATGGTTCTATATCAAGTGTAAGTATTTACAACACAGCCAAATTAGCCGAGGAAGTCTATGCTATTTATCAGCAAGGTATTACATATGATGAATCTTCACTTAGTGGGCTTGTAGCATACTACAGAATGGGCGATGACACAAGTAAAGCATATCCTACCATAGCAGATTCAAGTTCTAACTCAAACGATGGTACGATCACAAATGGTGCATCAGATGACATAGTACAGCAGATGGTAGCAGGTTATGACATGGGGGCATTTGAGAGTAGTTCAGAAGAGTTGGGTGGAGAGATAGTTAATGATTCATCATTTGATACTGCATTAGCAAATGGGGCTACTAATGCAAACTTTAAGTTATCTGGTGTTGGAGAAATTACGGGCGGAGCTTGGTCATTTACATCTGGTGGTGGTGTTGGAAGATTAACAGTTATGCAAGATGCCTCCACTCAATATACTTTTGTAAGTGGTAGATTATACAAATTGCAATTAACAATAGTATCAAGTGGAAATGCGTTATTAAATCTTGATTTTGTAAATAGCTCTTTTGTTAATTATGCAAATGGTACACACACTTTGTATGCGGTTGGTGATGGTAGTGTATTTCAAATACAAGCCTCTGGTAGTGGTAACTCATTTACTCTAACAGATATATCTTTTAAAGAAGTCTTACAATCAGACCTAAGTGACACCCACCCTGCCATCATAGATGTAAATGAGCCTGTGTTGGGAGTAGAAACATTAACACATGATTTTAGTAATGGAACAGGAGTAACAGTACCAAGTAGTTTATCTTCACTTACTACATTTAATGGAGAAATGGTTGTTAATGGTGGTAGTGTTAGTAGTGATTTTTATGTTATAGCAGATAATGTTACTTGGGATACATCAAAATTATATAAAATAGTAGTAGTGTGTTCTGCGTATACAAGTGGTTCATTAACTCACGCAGGTGGTTCTGCTACATTTGGAATTAATTTTGGTATATCATCATCAATAGGTGGTGTAGGCACATTTACTAATTATGCAGTTCCAAATCAAGATGGTCTTATTATGCTTCGTTCACAATCATTTATAGGTACTTTATCAAGTATAAGTATCAAAGAGGTAAAAGGCAATTTCGGCACAATGACAAATCAAGACTCTGCTGATTTAGTCTACTCCTCAGTTCTACCAGACCAATCCTTTCTCACAGGGGCTAATTCAAGTTATGGATTTGGTAGCTTTGATGGTACAAACGATGTAGTTACAGCAAATGCAGTAAACACAGATTATAAATCTGTTTCATTTTGGATGAAACCAACTACAACATTTACAACTGCAAGTTCTGGTAAACAAATTATGTTTTTTGGTAGTTGGGATTTTGGTTCTATTACTTTAGGAACTGCTACAGGTTCTTTAACCAATGAATTGATTACAATGGTAGACAATCAAGGAAGTGGTACAGTATTTACAGGTTGGATTCCAACAGGAGGTGAAACAATACCAAATGATTCTTGGACACATATAGCATTTGTATGGGATGGTTCAAAATATGTGATATATTATAATGGTCAACCCCAAACTGTTACAACATCAGGTACTGGTCATGTAGGACTTCATACTAATAGAAATATCAAAATTGGTACTGGTAATACTGGTGATATTCCTTTTGATGGCGATATGACAGGAGTCGCATTTTGGAATAAATCTTTAACGGATGCTCAAATATTAAGCATATATAATAATGGTAGGCATTCTAATCTATATACAGATTTTAGTGATAATTTAATAACATATTTAGCATTTGGTAATTTAGATGCTACAAGTGGATTTGAAGATACAAGTTCTACAATATATGACAGAAGTGGTAACTCAAATCATGGAACAGTATCTGGTACAACTTTACAATCACCACCAAACGCAGAACCAGAGGGTTATGCAAAAGGTGATATTAATCGTTCAACAACAACACCTTAAAGGAATTAATTATGAGTGAAGAAGTAACAAACAGATGGTCAGATGACTATAGTGGTAGATGGTCGCACAGGGCATATATGATTGTGCCTGTAGCTGATATTGATTCAGCAGATGCACCTACAGACTCAAATACAGTAGTGCAGATAAAAGCATGGATGGATAGCTATGGCTATGAATATACCTCAGATATGAATAAATCAGAGCTATTAGGAGCTATTCCTGTATCTAATGCTTTTATAGCTAATGCAATACAATCAAGCAAAGAAACACTTAGAAAAAACAATGGTGAAACTGGAGATAGTTCAAAAGCATTACTAAAGTTTGCTTGTGATAATGATCCCGATAATGATCCTGCCATGTTTAGTTCTTATGATAAATATTCACATAGTCAGATAATGACTGAACTTTCTGGAACAGAATGGACATCAGACATTGAATGAAGATTGGAAAGATTATCTTAGTATAATATTATTCTTAATAGTTATACTTGGAGGGCTAGTAATCCTTGGAAGTTGTGATGGTGGTTGGAGTATAGCTGGTTATGAGGTATGAGTAATGCCAAACCTAAAACGGCAAGGTCGTATCGTGGAGCTATGGTCGATGACAACGCTATTATATCTATTAATATTAAGTGGCTTATTCAAGCAGTTGTGGTTATCGCTGGACTTGTTTATTCGTACTTACAAGTTGAAAATAGAATTAAAGAACTTGAGCGAAGAGTGGAGCTCGCTGATACTAACATTGAAGAACTTGTCAATAAGCATATAGCAGAAGAAGAAGTAAAAATAAGTAAAATGCAAGAACAATTAGAATGGTACGAAACAGAATTAAATTTAAACCCTTTAAGTTGGGGAAAGAAAAAAAGAAAAAGAAAGTAATCTTAACTGAAGAAGACTTTCATCATAACTATTTTATAAATCGTGAAGTGCGGAGAAAAAGATAATGGAATTCATGGAAGTATACGCAGAAGGGGGTATGATCGCTGTCGCAGGGCTTTTGCTAGTGTATATGGTCTTCTCTATGAACAAAAGAGGGTCGGAGCAGGCAGAAAGTTTAGCAGACCTAAAAACAGAGAATAGAGGTCAAAGTGAAACACTCGAAAATATGGAGGGTATGGTTATTAAACTTATTAGCCGTTGGAATCAAAGTGACGACAAGTTGGACAGAAAGTTTGATTCAATTACGAAGGAAATTAATGATTTGGATAATCAAATATCGGAAATAAAAGGTGTTATTAGTAGATTAAATGGAAAACATTAGGAGATAATATGCCAAAAAAGAAAGATCCAAGATTAGCTAGAGCAGGAGTGTCAGCTTTTAATAAACCAAAGCGAACTCCAAATCATCCTAAAAAATCTCATATAGTTGTAGCCAAAGTAGGGGACAAAGTAAAAACAATACGTTTTGGTCAGCAAGGAGCTAGCACAGCAGGAAAGCCAAAAGCAGGTGAGTCTAAAAGAATGAAAATGAAAAGAAAGTCATTTAAGGCTAGACATGCTAAAAATATTGCTAAAGGTAAAATGAGTGCGGCTTACTGGGCAAACAGAGTAAAATGGTAAAATAAAAAAGGAGTATATTATGCCAAGAGGAAAAGGAACATACGGTTCAAAAAAAGGTAGACCACCAATGAAATCAAAAGCAATGAGTTCAAAAGCACCTAAATCAGTTAAAGGTGTTTCAATGGCTGGTCTAACAGCTAGACAAGCAAATGCTATGAAAAGGCATTCGCAACATCATACAGCTAAACATATTAGAGCTATGGCTACAGCCATGAAAAAAGGTAAAACTTTTGGTCAGTCTCATAAAATGGCTCAGAAAAAAGTTGGAAAGTAATGGCTAGGAAAGTTAGTTGGATGTGGGGTGGTAAAAAACACTACGGCACACTAATAAGAGAAACTAAAACGCATAAGTTTGCTAGAACAAAAAACGGTAAAGTAAAAAAGATAAAGAAGTAATGGCTAAGACAGCAAAAAAGACTAACGAGAAAATGTGGAAGAGCATTGTAGCTTCTGTAAAAGCTGGTAGCTCTGGAGGAAGACCGGGGCAGTGGAGTGCTCGTAAAGCTCAAATTGCTACAAAGCGTTATAAAAAAAGAGGTGGTGGGTACAAAGGTGCTAAATCATCTAGTAATAGATTATCTAAATGGTCAAAACAGAAATGGGATTATGTCAGCAAGGGAGATGAAAAAAAACCAAGAGCTAAGAGAGGTCGTTATTTACCTGAATCAGTTAGGAAAAGTCTCAGTGCCTCAGAGCGTGCGGCTACCAATAGGAAGAAAAGACAAGCTTCTGCCAAGGGTAAGCAAAGAGCTAAATACAGTAAAAAGGTAGCTAGAAAAGTAAGAAGAGCGTGAAATTGAACACAAATATATCTATTGAAAATATTGTTACAATACTAACAATGGTATGTGCAGTGACATTAGCTTTTGGTTTTATGAAATATGATATAAATGCATTAAAGAGTCAGCTAGATAAAAAGGCAGATAAAGAATTAATAACATATAAGTTAGATGTAATGATGGAAGACATCGCAGAAATAAAAGAAATACTAAAGGAGAAAAAATAATGAGTAAAATAATATTAGCAGAAATTATAGATAAGGCTAAAGATCAAATTGTAGAAAAGTATGCAGATGGTATGGTTGAGCATGTGCAGTCTGATGACTTTAAAGAAAAACTTGCTACTAAAATAAATAAAAAAATTGATATCCCTTTTGTTAGTGAAGAGAAAGAACAGATATTCTTTGAGAAGTGTGTTGATCTTGTTACTGATGTTATAGAAGGATTGATAAAAAAGTAATCAGTGCCAAAGAGATTATATCAAATAAAAGATTTTTCAGGGGGGCTGAATAATCTAAAAGACCCTGCCGACATAGCAGATAATGAAGTTGCAGATGTATCTAATCTAACCTTTACTAAACAAGGTGCGATTGGTGGTGCATTTAGTATGAAGAATAACACTAATAATTTATTATCTGCTTATGATACATCACATATAGATCATATAGAAGCTGGTTACGGACTAGGATATTTTGAGACAGACTTTGTTCGTGATGGTGTTGTAACAGCTCAGGAAAGTGGTAAATCTGGTGATGATAATAACGAAGGCTCGGCTACAGGTTTTATAGGTAGGCTTGTTAATAGTGTCAGGACTGAGCTTGAATATAAGGTTAGTGGTACTGTTCAAAATCTAATAGGTTCTTATCCAGTTGGTACTAAAATACTGTTGACAGCAAATAGCTTTGCGGCAAATGGACTACTTGCTAGTGGTCAGGGAATATATAATGTAGTAGGTGTTGGACAGACTGATTCAAAAAATTTAATTTTAGATAGGGCTATACCGATTACTATAGAAACACCACCACAAGATTTTTGGCATGCTACTATTACTGGATTTTCAAGCGGTGATAAAATACTGCTTTTAGCACATCCTGATGAACATAAGATAGATGTGTATTCTACAAATACAGCAGGTACGAATTGGGAAGAAGATAGCATTACACTTCGCTCATCTGTTACTGGTGTAAATTCTAAAGTATTATACCATAAAATAGAAGATTCAATTAGGTGTTTTGATACTACTGATAAAAATTTTAGTAAAGTTCAATGGTATGGATGGATAGACAGAAAACATTTTAGCAATGATATATATATGGGTTATCATGCTAAAGATAATGATTTAGCTAAACCTACTGATGGAGATTGTGTAGATGGTGGTACTACACCTGCTGTATCTACATATCCAACTGCTGGTAATGGATTTGATTTTAATATATCTACAGACACTAGTAAAGAAGGATTAATTAGGTCTGGGGATTATGTATTTGCACAAAGTTTTATTTATGATGATAATCAAGAAAGTTTATTGACTGAATATAGTACTGAAGTTAATGTGGCTGATGCTGACGATTTTAAATGTTTTTCTATAAATGTAGGTGCTAAATCTCCTTATGATCCTAGAATATCTGGTGGTAGAATATATATAAAAGAAAAAGATTCTGATTCTGAATATTTATTACTTGTAGATATTAATTTAACCAAAGGATGTAGGACAAATCTGTCAGATGAGTACTCAACTTGGCATCTAGATACTGGTACTTCAGTTGATTATAATTGCCCTGACGATGCTTCAGCTTCAAATAATTTTATTGTTAAAGATTTAAATTTTATTACTTATGAAACTATAAATGGATATCCATCTAGTATATTTAGTAACGCTTTGGGTGATGAAGGTGAATTTTGGAAAGATTCTACTGTGTCTAATAATAGAGTGTTTATATCTAATATAACGATGAAAGATGAAGGTTCTGGTTCAACTAAAGCTACAGCCGCTGTTAAGAATTATCCTGATAGGATTATGTATTCTATGCCAAATAGATTTGACACATTTCCATCGTTTAATTTTATAGAAGCGGCTAAAGGAGATGCTGATTATTATACAGCTATAGAATCATTTGCAGATAGAATACTAGCATATAAGCAGTATAGTTTGGATATTATAAATATATCTAGTCCTAGTGATACTAACTGGTTTTTAGAAGATAGTAAGAATTATATGGGTGTAGAGTTTCATGGTGCAGTTGCTAAAACTCAGTATGGTATAATATGGGTAAATAAACAAGGATTGTATTTCTATGATGGCTCACAGATAAGAGATCTATCTGAAAATAAAATAGATGATGACACTTGGTATAACTTTGTAACAATAAATTCTATGATAATATACGATGAAGCTACTAGCTTAGTATATGTAATTAAGAATTGTGCTAGTGACGGTGATGCTTATGTATGCGATTTAAAGAAGGGTAACTTTACATTCTTAAAAGATTTTACACATGATGGTATTACTAATGTAGTACATACTAATTTTTCAGATAGTACTAATGCTTTAGTGGGTACTGATGCTGGCTCTTCTACTAGGTTTTATAAATTACATAGGAGTTTTCAATTAGCAAGTAATGTTTCTTTTCAAACAAAAGATTTTGATTTTGGAAATCCTGCTAGAGTAAAAAAGATATACGCTGTATATTTAACTTATCAAGAAGAAGACGATCAGATAGATGGTACTTTTACACTTGTTGAAGACGATGGAACGTCTCATAGTTTATCAGGGGCTATACCACAAAACTCAGACGGTACTTACAATACAGTAAAATTAACTCCATCTTCTCCAGTTATTTGTAATAAAGTTTCTGTTAAGATGGTAATTAGTAGTGCAACTATAGTTCAAATAAATGATATAACTATTGAGTACAGAGAAATATACAAAAGATCTGGATAATGATTAGAGAAACAAGAAGAACACAAAATTCTAAACAAGACAAGATACAGGTAGTAAGATCACAACCATCTGTTAACTCACTTAGAGAAGGTCAAGAAGTTATATACATATCTAAGTCTAATAGATTAGAAAGATATAGAAAAGAGCAAGGCAGGCTATGGGTATCTTTTATGGATACAGATAATAGTTATAGGGTAAATAAAAATTTATCTGTAGGTGGTAATTTAAATGTAAAAGGTACATTAGATGTTAGTGGCGGTACTGTAAAACTAAGTAATTTACCTACAAGTGATCCAACTAATGCTGGTCAATTATGGAACGATTCTGGAACGTTAAAAGTTAGTGCTGGGTAACAATAGTATGTGCGTTATAACATATTTATTATTAAATTCAAAGGACTTTTACCATGAACAATCCAAATAATTTATTTAACATGATGCAGACTGGTGGTTTAACTAGTACTGCTGGTGGTACTGCTCTTGCTAGAGCCTTACAAATGCAATCAGATAGAAAGAAATTAGAACAGCAAGCAAGGTCAGAAGCTGAAAGACAAAAAAGAGGTGGCTTATTTGGTAGTATTGGTAGTCTTGCTGGTGGAATTTTAGGTTCAATTATTCCCGGAGTTGGAACGGCAATAGGAGCTGGGCTTGGTGCTGGTTTAGGTAGGAGAGTAGGTGAAGGTTTAGGTGCTGGAAGAACTAAAAGATATGATAGTTCTGGAACTGTATTTGATCAGCAATCTTTTAGAGATATTCAAAGAGCTAGTAGTGATTATACAAAAGGTATGACAGAAAGAGCTTTATTATCTGGTGCTCAAACAGCCTTAAAAACTTATCTAAGTCCCGGTGGTGGATTTTTTGAGAAAGCAGGGAAAGACCTTCAAAGTGGTCTTGGTATATCTACTGGCATAGCTCCTACTGTTGCCCCTGTTGCTGATACTTCCTTAATGGATTCTTTATTAAAAGATAGTTTTTCTCCTAGACTTTCCTTGTCTACTTCTTCTTATGATCCTAGATCTATGCCTTTTGCAGGTGGATCTTCTTTAATAGGGTATAATCAACCTATAGTTCAAAATTTTCAAGATGGTGGTTTTACAGCAAAAAGAGTATTGCAAGAAGCTGGCTTTGAACCAACAGAACAGCAACTTGGTCTTTTCCAACAATTTGATCCGGGCTCTATAGAAAGAGCAAAAGAAAAAACCGAACAAGGTTTATTATCTATGACAGGTGGTATGGGTCTTTCTAGTGTAGGTGGAGGCTTTGGTTCAAGACAAAGAGCCGCTACATCAGCTATAGGTAAAGGTGAAGATCTAATTGGCGATACTGCTGAACAAGCACAAAGAGATTTTGAATCTCAGACATTAGGAACTATGGCTGATCTTGTAGCTGGAGGAGCAGAGTTTGGAGAAAATCCGGGTACAAACCCTGATGACTTTACTTCTGGTGTTGATGTTGAAAATTCAGTAAGTCAACCATTGGGTAATCCTCCTAGTGGTTGGACTGGTGGCAGTAATCCATCAGTTGGTACTACTCATACTGATTCATTTGGAGGTCAATGGCAGGTTGTTTTAAATCCTCCTCCTGCTAGTAATCCAGTTTGGCTATTGGTGCAAGGATAATGTCTAGAAGAAGTATATTTAGTAGAAGACAATCATTAGCTCCGGGTAGTTATGATAATCCCTTAGCTGACTTTCTTGATGCTTTACCAGATTATTTTAATCAATATCAACAAAATCAATTACAAATACAGAGACAAAATCTTGCTGATAAGAGATATGAAGACTCTGTAAAAAGACAACAAGAGAGAGATAATAGAGCTGACTACGAAAGAATATTATCTAGGTTAGGTAAGTTTGATTATGCAAATATGAAAAAAGTTGCAGATCAATATGGCTATGAAGATGATTCAATGTCATTTGCTTCTATGATAGATGATCAAAACAATACCTTATCTAGTTTAAGAGATAAAATAAATCAAGTTCAAAACTTAGATGCGGAAGCAACTTATTTTGACTATGATAAAATAGCAAAAGACATTAGCCCCCAAGATATTGAAATGTTATCAGAGAGAGATAAGTTTGGCTACGACACATTGGTAAATGCTAAAAAAAGATTTGACACTCAAAGAAGAACTGGCATGAGAACAATGAGTCAATCTGATAAAACTAAATATGAAAATTATAATAAGTTATATTTACAATCTGAGAACGCATTAGTAAAAGCTTATGCAGAGTTAGGTGTTGATATTAGAGGTAGAAGTTTTGAAGATAGTTCAGGTTTGTTAAAAACTTTATCTGAAAGTGGTATTAATCCTACTGATAAAATAAGAAGTTTTACTCAAGATGTTGATAGATTTAAAGGTTTGATTGCAGAATTAGATAATAAATATAAGATAAATCAACCAACTCAAGAAATTAATTTACCGGGTCAAGAAGTGCCAGTTATGTATGGCGATCAAGACACTGGTGTTGGCAACTTAGATAGTCAAGGTGCTATGACATCTGATCAAATATTAAATAATAAATTACCTGATAGTCCTGCCTCTGCTTTAAATCAAGAGGAACAATATGATGCTTTATACACTGTAGCATTTGCTACACCTGATTCAGATGAATATAAAAAAGCACAAGAAAAATTAAACGCTTTTGAGCAATTAAAAGAAACTGATATAGGAACTCCTAAGCCTCCATCTGGTATATTTGCTGGGCTAAGAGAAAGACTTAGTGTTGCAGGTCAAGAAAGAGAACAAACAGGAGAGACTGGATTTGGTATAGATCCCGGTGCTAAAGCATTTAAACTACCACCTAAACAAGATTTTACTCCAGAATATTTTGAAAGAGTTACTGATCAAGCTGAAGAAGCTATATCTAAATCAGGTGCTGAACAAAGGGCAACTGTTGGTGGTATGCAAAACCCAAAAGATACTCAGTTTTACTATGGCGGTAACATTGATGTAGCTATTGCGGCTGAAAATAGTAAACTTGCAGACAGAGATCAGACTATAAAAGATGCACAAACAGCTTTGAAGGCAATGCCTAAAACTAAGTCTTATGCAGAGCAAATAAAAAGATTAACTAAACTTATAAAAGACAATCCATTAAATCAAAGATGGGTTAGAGCAAAAGGTGGTGCTAGGCTTATAAAACAGTCTGATGATGTAGAAAAGATAGACGAGATTAGTCGTAGCATATTAGCTAGTTTTGAAACTAAGCCTGAAGAAGAGCAAGCAGAATCTGCTGTAGAAAATTTAATAAAAGCGATAGCACCTATAAGAGCTGATGCCCCATCTGGCATTAGAGTACCACAAGATTAATATGGTATGCCTGAATCAACTAGGATATATAGTTCATTTAGCGATACGATAGAAGGACTAGATGATAACGCTAGTGAATCTACTATTGCCAAACTGCAAACAACTGGCGATTATTTAAACGAGAAGTCTAGCTTTGATAATAATCTATTCGATATAGAGTCTTACTCTAAAGCATTATCAGATCAAAATAATTTATATAGAACATCTAAAGAAGATGAGAATCTTTATGGTTTTATACCCGGAGATTGGTTACCGGACTGGGTAAAAGCTGGGTACAATCAAAGTATACAAGGGTTATCAGAAAGAATACTAACTGGTAATGAGAAGTTTGATTTAAAAAATTATAATCCCAACTTATTAGAAGACATAGGTTCTACTTTAGTTTCTTTTTTACAACCAGCAGATATAGGACTGATGATTGCTACTGGTGGTGTAGGTGGATTAGCGGCTAAATCTGCAACAAAATCAGCAGTTAAAAAAGCGTTGCAATCAAACCTAGGTAAAGGTGCTCGTGTTAGTGATGACCTTGTAAAGCAGATAATATCCAAAGAAACAAGAGAACAAGCAAAAACAAGATTAGGTGTTTATGGTGGCATTGGTTTTAAAAAAGCTGATGAGATTATAGAAAAGGTTGCACCTAGAGTAGTTCATCAGGCAATTCAAGCTGGTGCAGTAGGTGGTTTAAATCTTGGATTTTATAGTGGGTTACAATCTAGCCTTGGTCAGATAGGCGATCCAGAGCAAGAGTTTGATTTACTAATGAATATAAAGAACGCATCTAAAGGTGCGGTTCTAGGTGCTGTTACAGCAGGTAGTGCACCAGTAGTCAGGTCAATACTTAAACCCAACCTTAGTAAGGCTACACAAGAAATAGCAGTGAAGGCAGTAGAGACAGCGGAGTTTGGTACAATAGCTCCTTTACTAGAAGGTGAGCTACCAACACCTGAAGATTATGCTCATGCGGCTGGTGTTATTGGAGCGTTGGGAGCACAAAGATACGCTACTAGTAAGATAACAAAAGGGTATAAAAAAATAAGAGATGCTAAGAAAGAAGTAGCTTTATCAGTAGAAGAAGGTGCTAAAATATTTGGAGAGTATCAGTTTTCTCAAGATAAATATAAAGAAGTATACACCGATATAAATGGTGTAAAAGTAAAAGATGTAGTATTTGATAAACAAAAAACAACTACACAAAAAACAAATATTCAAGGTGGTATAGAAAGAAAAGTATTAGAGCAAGATATAGTTAAATTTAAAGATGTTAAAACAAACGAGCAGTTAAAACCAATTACATTTGCAGAGTTTCAAAGCAGGGGTTTTACCAGAAGTGGTGGCAAATATACTCCTGAAGCACTACAGAAAAAAAGAGTCAATGCAATATTTAGTATTCAAAAAGAATTAAATTTAGATAATAATAGATTTAGAAAAGAAGCTGGAAAAATTGTAGAAGCTGAAGTCAAATCAGGTAGCCCTAATAAAATAGTTAAATCAATGACTCCTGTTCAACAATTAAAGTTTTTAGAGTCGTTAAGAAAAGAAGCTATTGTTGTTAATCTTCATAAAACACTAAAAGCCAAAGGGTGGGAAACAAACATGATTCCCAATAAACCTTTATCAGATTATCATGGTGTTAAATTATTAGATCGATCTGGTAAAAGATTGCAAACATCTTTAAGTCCAGAATTGCAAAAGAGAATAGATAATTTTGATAAAAGATATATGACTTTAATGGCTGATTTAAATAAAAGATATACGGATGCAGGATTATTTCCTGAAGGTATGGCAGAGTTTAAAGAAGCTGTATCTGCTAAACAAAAAAATAAAGCATCTCAAAATGCTATTGAATTAGGTAGGAAGTTACAAGACCCTAAGTTTGCTAGCGATCCAGAAGTTAGAAAGTATCGAGAAATATTAGATGATATGTGGAATATTGCACAAAAAGCTGGTGTTGATTTAGGTAAGAGAGAAGAGTTTTATTTTCCTAGAATTATAAAACAAGATATATTAAAAATATTTGCAAATGACTTAGGTAAATTAAGAGAAAAAGAGCCTCAACTTTTTACTGAAAGTTCTAATTATAATAAATCAGCGTTCCAAAAAGTTATTGGTGAGATTGTAAGTAAGGGTAAGTTATCTAGAGAAACTAAGGATGCTTTGTATGAAATGGCGGGAATTAGTAAAGAACTTACAAGGGAGCAAGTGCCAGATTTTGATGTTAGAATATCATCAGCATTTAAAACTATAAATAATACTACTAATACACAATTTTATAATATAGCAAAAAATTTAGAGATAGCTAGAAAAGCAAAGAATTTACCTGAATCTATATTAGAAACAGATGCTAGAATTGTATTATCTAAATATGCTCATCAATTTGCTAGGAGAGTTGCTGAGGTAGAAAACTTTGGTAGGAGAGGAGAATTTTGGAATGCATCTTTAGATGTTTTAAAAAAATCTGCACAGAAAGAAAGAACTGGTAGTAAAAAACAAAGGATACTTAAAGAAGAGCATGATGTTATAGATAGGCTATATAAAATATCTACTAATAGAATAGAATTAGATTCCTCTTATAATTGGAAGAGCCCTAAAGCTAGAAAACTTTGGAGTGATGTAGTAGATTTTCAAATTGGTACAAAGATTGGCTTAGGGTTTGCTACAATACCAAACTTAACCCAGATATCAATATCAACTGCCGTAAAGACAGGTTACTACCCTGTTATAAAAGGTATATATAAACTTTCTACATCAAAAGAATACAGAGATCAAGTAGCTAAATCTGGTGTTAGTAACATATCTATATATCAATCATTAGCTGGTCTTAATCCTAATGATTCTTTTATGGGTAGGTTTGCAGAGGGTGCTACATGGTTATCTGGTTTTAAAAAGATAAACCAAATAAACTCTTTAGTTTCTGCGGCTTCTGCAAGAGAGTTTATAAATATGCTACAGCCAATAGCTCAGGGTAAGGGTACTGGTAAGTTTAAATTAAGGCAAGAATGGGCTAGAAAAAACTTAGCTGATTTCGATATAAATAACATAAATAAAATAACGGATAGGCAAAAAGCAGAAGCTATGTATAAGTTTGCTAGAGATACACAGCTTCAAAGAAATATATTAGAAGAACCACTAGTCTTCAATGACCCTAGATTTAGACCATTATTTTTATTTAAAAAGTTTGGTTATAAGCAGTTTAATTGGATACGAGGTCAACTTGGTGCTGAATTAAAAAGAGGTAATATATTTCCTATGTTAAGGTTAGCATCTGCTGGTCTTCTTGGTGGTGAGTTTGTATCACTTGCTAGGGATAAATTAGCTAGTTTTTACGCTGGTGAAGAAGTGTATAGTGAGAATGAGAAGTTTCTTAATTATGGTAATTTAAAAGATGTAGCCTTTGGTCATAAAAAAATTGATTCATTAGTCAATACAGATAGAATGACTTGGGGTGATGTACTTGATAGATTTGCGGCAGTTGGTGGTATGGGTATTGCCATGGATATAGTAGCCGCTGAGAATACAATAAGAGCTATAGAGTTTGCAGGTAAGCCTGCTGTTGTTCAGGACTTTGATAAGATATGGGATGCAATGACTAGGACTTGGGTAAACCTAGAAGAGTATGGTGGACTTGGTGCTTTACAACGTATGCCTAAATACATTGCACCTATTTTAGGTACAGTTCCTAGAAGATTAGCTCAAAGAATAGAACCAGCGGGTCAGAAAGAAAGTTACGTTAAGTATAGAAAAGGTTTGACTAGATCTAAAATATTAGACTTTTTAATTGAAGGTGATTCTATTAGAGCTACAAGACTTATAAAGAATTGGAATAGATCATTCCCACAAAATCCAATATTGTATGATGACATTGGAGTATCAGAGATAACAGATAGACTATTAAAGAAAGCTAAGAAAAAAGCTAACCCTTAATCATCATACTTATCATCCATCATTTGTAACGCTTCTTCAGCATAACTATCTTCACCAACACTTCTCCAAAACTCAGCTAGTCTTCTGTAATATTCATTAGTACTTATCACTCTATTCATACACATACCAACTAGCTTAGTAAGTTCTTTTCTTTCATGGTCTTTAAGTTGCTCACTATCAGGTATGATTGTATCATCACTAAAGTAATTCCACTTTATACTTTTTCTTTCTTGAGGGTAATCATCTAATATATCCATTCTAGCTCCTATTTGTTTTTAATATTTGATATTCTTCTCTTTTAGCTTTGGTAAAATTATTTTTTTTACCTTTAGACATCTTCATCCAGCACTCATCTAATGCTTCTACCCTAGTATCAAACCCTGATGACACACCACAAAACAATTTATCTTCATCATCATAATCCTCAATATATGGATTCCACTTAGATTTAGTGCAAAAAGCACATACTTTCTTTAACATCGTACAAAATTCAAACATTAAAGAAAAAAAGTGCCCCTAGGATGCCGTATTTAGCCATAAAAAAAGTTTTTTGATATAAGTATCGCTTAATTATTTTATCAATAAAAAGGGGGCACTAGCCCCCTCATTATTAAACAAGACTGAAAACCCTAGAAAGGGCTGTCTTTTTTCTTGTAAGGCTCACTGATAGACCCAGATAAGTATCTTTTTCCGTTCTTATCTTCATTAATCCACATAGAGACTTGTTTTTCTTCTCCATTGATTAATCCAGTACCAGTGTAATCAGGCTTCTTATCGCCTTCCTTTTTGTAATCATTCTTCCAAAGCTTGAAAGACTGATCTTTTTGTTTGTATTCAGCCATGCTGTTTTCTCCTTATTATAAGATGGTCTACTTTATTTTTAGTTCGCCAACCAATTTCATTTAAAAGTCTCTTCCTTTAAATTTATAAAGCAGACCACCTCGTTTGTTAACAATTAGTCTGCCATCTCTTTCATTATAGATAGCATATTTAAAAAGTATTCATAGTCTAATACGATATAAGGCTTACCCCTATCTTCTCTAACTACAACTCCTTCTTCTTCTTTTTCAGGTTTGAGCCATTGAGCAATACGAGTTCTTCTTTTGCACCCATACCAATGACCTTCAATCTCTATATCGCCTTGCTCATGTTGTGCACCACCCCTATCACGATTAAATGCCTCTAGTCCTAAATCTTTTGCCATGCGTACAGCTTGCCTTTGTAGTTCTGCTCCACGCTGTCTCGCTCTTCTACCTCTTCTTACATTTTCTTTATTCTTCATTCACATACCTCACCATATATTGTAGAAGTCTCTTCATGCTCTCTATTTAGCATTGCTTCTTCTATCTTGTTATTCATGTCTGATTTAATTTTTTTAAGGTCTTTTAATAACATTTCGTAAGGCTTTCTCCAATCAGCACTATCTTGAAATGGTATTTCTAATTTAATTAGATTCTCTAATGCGTTTATCATAAGCTCTACTTCTTGCTGTGAAAACTTAATACTTGCTATGCATTTTTGTTTTTTCATAATGTACTATCCTTAACTAATTCTTTTATTTTATTACTATACATATATAAATCTTTTTTAGGTGCTAGGTAAGCAAGTTTACTTATATCATCTCCCTCACCAATAAATTCTACTAGATTATAATCTTCAAATTCAACCATTTCTTTTAGTCTTTCTAATGTGATCCATACTATTTCTGTTTCGTCTAAATGAAATACCCACCAATCAGCAGTAGTAGTTTGTAATCCCGATGGTCTGTTATTCATTTCCATTTCTATAACTACATTACCAGTATATTGTGATTTAAAATCTTTCTTTACCTCTATTGTTTTATCTATCTCAGGTATCATTATATCATACTCTTTGTGATAACCTTCTTTGATATATGCTTTAGGATATTTATTCTGCACTATTTTTAGTATAATATTTTCGGATTGTTTACCACTTAATAAGGACTCATTGAACTTCATTAGAATGGTACTTCCGCAGGTTTCTGTAATTGAATTGTTCTACATACTGGGTATGCTATCTCAGAATCCAAATCATTTATAAAACGTTTTATAAATACATCTATCAATACAACAGCACCTTTTATATCATTCAGGTATAGGAAAGGCAGTTGCCCACCTTCCCTATCCTTTTTGCGAAGTCCCATTACGGACAAGAATTTTGCAAAGCCCCAGTTCTTACTGTGGTCGTATGGTGAATCCCCCACCTTCTTATATCTGAAAATGCCATTATCTATCACAGAGCAACCATCATATTGGGGATGACTTTCTTTGTTAATAGCATACACTGGTTTAAATACATCAGCAATATGTTTGCCGAACCTGACATTCTCAGATATAGAAAGATCTGTTATCACAGCAGTATATCTACCTTTTGGTACAGAAAGTCTATTATCATCCAAATCACTTGGATAGTAAGCATCCCCAATGTCAACCATACTATCCCTTCTTTAGTACTTCTATTCTGTCTAGGCATGCTTGCAGATTATCTGTATTGATTTTACCATCCCTAAGTCTAGCCATAACGATGTTCTTGTTCTTTCTATCAAGACCAATAGATGCTTTTTCTATTGTATCTGCAATGTATTTATCAGTATCTACTTCTTCCCCATCAAATGTATCTTTTACTTTTTCTACTATCTGTCCATTGCTCATAGCTCTAGTCTTATGGTCATCTAGTATATCTTTTATACCATCGTAACCATGTATCACAAACTGCACCCACTTCTCCATAGTCTTCATGTTATCAGCATTGAGCTCCATGCCCTTACTGAAAGCTTCTACGGCTATACCATGCCTTATTTTCCCCTCAGTTATTTTATCCCAATCGGGTTTCTTTTCACTCATAGGTCTGTTCCTTTCTCTTTTAATCCACCACCACATACCTCATAAAAGTTGCAGTATTTAATATTACATTCCCATTTATATACTGGTGCAATACCAAGTTGTATAGGTGGATTGCCTCTCTTGAAGCGTTGTTTAACATCATACCAATATTCTTTTGCTTTGTCTATATATGATATCGGTATTCTTTTTTCTCTCATTCTACTATTGTCTTTGTTATAATATAATAACGCAAGCTTTTTTATTTTGTTCCCTGATTCTTCTTCATACCACCAAGCATAAGTTCCTAATTGTAAAAAGTAATTAATAGCAGGATTTGGATCAGGATTTCTACCAAACAACCCTCTCCACTTCCAAGCATTGCAAGTCTTTATATCAATCATTGCACCATTTTCTACTAAAAGTAAATCAAAAAAACCCCTGACATTTACTTCAGGTATAGTTATTTCTTTTTCTATCATTACTTGTGCACCATTTTTATCTGCATATTCTCTTACTGCATCTTGTATATCTCCATGAACCAAATCTCCTAGTCTAAATAATCTCATAGTATCATCACTAACTGGCTTAGGTTTTATACCTGCTATATGTTGAAAATAATGTTTACGCATACACATTCCTGATGCTGAAGCATGAAACCATTCTTCTTTACCCTCATATCTTTTTCTGTAATGTAAGTCATTCTCAGAACGCAACCATTCATCATAAACTTTTTGTATATCCACTATGTTTTATCCTTTGGTATGTGAGGAGAAGGGGATAGCCTATACATGACGTTGTTTAAGAGAGGTTGGTAAACAAGAAGGACAATAAAACCAACCAAAACTATCCCCTTCGTTATCATTATAATAATACTTCTTTGTGCTTAGAAAAAAGATTTATCTGCACTTCCTGATTATCTTGAGTGGTAATTATCAAAGTCTTATAATATTGCTTATATGCTTTTTCTGTTTGCTCAACTTCAATAGATTTAATATCGTGGATACTAATCTCTTGCCCATTACCCAATGTTAGATTCATTTAATTCCCTTTCATTTATTGATTGTGCCCATCTATCTAAGGCAGTGTATTCCCTAGACTCTGCTCTAGTTACATAATTAAGTGCTCTTCTTAATCCTGATATCTCTGCAAAGTAATAGTCATTACTAGGATTATCTTTCCAAGCTTTTTCTACAGATTTAATATCTTTGCGAATATCACTTTTAATATTATTTAGTACTGAAAACATCTTCACTCTCCATATCATATATATCAGCTACGTCATATTCTTTACCAGTATTTGGATCATAAGTGATGTATGTTACTACCTCACGCTCTCCATTATGACCTTGATTTTCTTTTATTGTTACTAACTTCATATCCTTTCTAACTATTATCCTTTCTATTTGTTCCATTATTTTTTGTAATATCTTCAAAACCTTTCCAATAATTGTTTTCTTTCCATGTTTTTTCTTTGTGGCAGTTACGACATCTAACCTCACATTTATCTATCTCTCTTTTAATTGTGCTCCATTTGTATCCATGTCTAATCATGTAAGAAACCCCTTCTAATCCTCGTTTACCTACCTTTCTTTTCCTACCTCTAACATGGTCAAACTCTAATACTCTTACATTATTTTCGCCACAATCAACACAACCCTTAACAAAATATTCTTTTACTACTCTCCTATAATTCTCTTCTCTTTTTCTCCACTTATAATCTTTTACAGCTTTTACTCTTTTATCTTTATTCTTTGGATACCATTTCTTATTATGGTATTCATGTTGGCAAGGTCTGCATTGATGTTGTAGTCCGTCTTTCTTTCTCCTATTTTTATTGTACTTCCATTTAAATTTATATTTCTTACACTTACTGCATCTTTTTATCAATCATACGCCCCATTCTACATCATGTACAAAGATTGGTGTATACTCTCCAACGTAAGCTCCTGATACATTGTAATAAAAATGATCTAAGGCATCTTCTTCTGTCATCTCTTCTTGTGTAATCATTATTCGTATGATACTTTCAATAGAATAAACGGCAATACCACCATCAGTATATCCTATTAAAGCATCATCATATCCATCTGCAAATAACATCTCGTCATTACCACTTCTTTCTGCTAGTTCTTCTCTGATTCCCATCTTGTTTTTATTATATCCTTCGTTTAATATAATACTAAAGGTGGTTCAAATCCAACCTAATCGTCTTTGTGCCTCTCGTGATAATCGTCAATACATTCATTTAAAATGTCTACTATTTTGTAAACATTAGTTACTTCTACTTCTGGTTGCTCATTGACAAACCTAGGTGCTAATCCATAATGTGCTACCATTAACTCACTTGGATTAGTATCTCCACTATGCAATCTAAACCTTGGGGTTTGTAGACCTCGGGTACTATCCTTACCAACTACCATTGTTTTTATATTTACCTTCTTCATTACAACTCCTCTACTTTTATTGTGGGATATGGATCATCGCACATAAAATGCTCTTTGTATTCCTTCACTTCTTTGAGTGCTTTCTTTTTGCTCTTGGCTTCTATGTAGCCAGTTACTTTTATTGTGTAATAAAATTCTTTCATTCTACTCCTCTCCTTCTTTGTAAATACTGCTTATTTGTTGTAAGGCATATTTAACATTTGGTTCACTAATAGTTTGACAACCCATATCACAATTATAATCATCGTGTAGTATTACCCAATGACTACCATCTTCAAAATAGTATTGCTCAATGCCTTTGTGTTCTTTTGCTATCTTAGCAAGTGTTTTAGAATACCTTGCTCCTTGTCCTTGTTTCCATGTAGCTATATTCATAATCTCTCCTTGTTTATGGGGTGGGTTGCCCCACCCCTAGTTAGTTATAGCTTTTCTACGTTCTTGAATTTATAATCAGTTTGATTTAATCGAGCTTTGTAATGTTCCTCACAAAAGTGAAAACCAATCATCGGTACTACACTTACACCTCTTTCATCAGGCTCACCATATACATCACCTTTGTATTTTGGCTTATTTTTACAAGGTTCAGGATTATCTGACCAATTAAAAATACAATTTGTGTTATTCATTTTAACTCCTTGTTTTTTCTTTTAAGTTATCTAATACAAACTCTACATCACTCACTACTTGATTTAGTGATATATCATTTATCTTCCTAGTATTCAAAAGATTTTCTACTAGTGTTTTTGCTCTTTCTAATCTCATTATGTCAGTCATGTTGACTCCTTCGTTTTTATTTATTTTAAGCTTCGTGCTTACTTCTTATACGCACCAAGTTTCAAAAAGTTCCAAATTAATTTTCCGTCTTAACAAAAACTTCACCTTGCCACCTCTTAGAATTTTTTAAATATGTTTCATCTGCCTCAAACATTCCACCACCTAAAGATTCCCCCCTTTCAACTAACTCATTATAATATTTATCAGCGTAAGATTCTTGCACTTCTGTCAGTACATCGATCATATTCTGTAATATAGTACACTTATCAAAGTCATTGAATTTCAGTAATCCTTTATGCTTATAAAATTCTATATCTATATTTTTTTTATCAGGAAAATCCCCACTAAATGATATTTTACATATTCCCTTTTTCTTTTCCACTTCCAAATATCCTTTCTCTTTTTAAATCTTTCCAATTCCTATACTTTCTTTTATCTTGCTTTGATATATCCCATCCAATCTTTCTTAGAAAGGGTATACCTCCTCTTTGCAAGCTTTTAATATAATTTTTAGCTAAATTTAATTTAACCTTTACTGCTTCTCCAGTTTTATGCACTAAAAAAATGCTATCTTTATCATTATTGTACAATTATAACTCCTTTTGTGCCTTACATTTATTACACGATTTAATCTCTTTACCAAACTTAGGAAAGTTATCATAATAGATTGTTTTCTTCTCTTTATGATTACCTGTTAATCTAGTTCTCTCCCAGCATCTATTACATTTAGGACAAGCCTTGATTGCTTTGTCTGTATCGTGTATATACTTTTTCTTTCTATTTAAGTTTCTTTGTATCTCATGTTGCTTCATCAGATTGCCTAACACTATATCAGAGAATATATCCGTTCTCTCTATCATATCTTTAAATGGACTCTCCGTTACTTCTTTCTTAATTCTACTCATTTCTTTAACTCATTTCTTTTACTAACCTCTAATATATATGCTTCCCACATTTGTATCATTATACTTTCATCTATATTTCGATCTTCCATATAATCAATAAGGTTTATTATTTTCTCTCCATCTATAGTATCCCTAAACTCTTCATATAAATTATCAAATATTATATCGTTTTCATGTGTACTCATCTTAGTTCATCCAACCTTTCATTAAAAAACTCCACCATAGCTTCAAAATCATAGGTAAATGCTCCGTTCTCATCTTCATGGTAGTATACGGGCACTTCAATCTTTTTTCGTTTCCTAGAGTCTCTAAGCTTTAGTAGTTCTGCCGTCAAATAAACTTGTGCATCCAATAGTTCTTCTAATGTTTCTTGTATCCAATCTCTACCATCATATATATCTATTACTTCTCCGTATTGCCTTTTACCTTTTTCCAATCTCTTTTGTATCATTGATATTATTTCACTATTCATAATTTTTTACCCTAGGTTTATTAGTTATTACTACCTTATACTCTTTCTTTGATATTACTTTAGCGTTTAATTTATCTATTTCCTTTACTACCATATCATCAATATAATATTCACTGAAAATAAGTTGTTTTGCTCCATCTTCAGACACACTAGGAACTTCATATCTTAATACTGAGGGGACATCAAGTATATACTCGCTATAAATATCTAAAAATATTTGTTCCTCTTCACCTTCGCAAACTTCGTCTAATTTAATATCTACTTGTAATTCCTTATTCTCAATACCATTTAGATATTCTATCAATTCAATAACTTTCATAATCACTCCTCTCTTTTGTAGTTCAATACAGATTCATAATCATCATCTATATCTCGTGTCAGACCTGATTTTTTAGGTTGGTAAACAGAATACAAAAGCCATTCTACTTCTAGGTATGTGTTTTGTGATTCATTAGAAATCCAATCAGCTATCTTACTTATTTTATCTTCTATTCTCATATTATACCTCCATATCATTATTTAATAGCACAATACTAGTTAATACATTATTTGTTTCTTCATCATACAAATCTTCATGTGCATGATTTATTTCCCATACATCAGAATCGTATGTCCTTCTAAATAATATATCAACACTATCAGGTGATACATTTTCTCTTTCACAAATAACTAACATTCTACTTATTAATTCACTTACTTTCATATTATTTCCTTTCTTCGTTTATGTCAAAGTCCCAAAGAGTATCGCAAGAATCGGTAACATGCAAGTCATCTTCAAGATGAGTAGGGAATATTGCACATATAACTTTTCCATCATCCTCTTCTAATTCCCAGCCACTAGCGTTTCTAATCCATCCATCAACTACTAGTCCATTATCTAAAGTAATATGATGATACTCCTCAATATGAGTTTTCTTTTTTACTTTCTCATATATGGGTAATAGTTCGGATACTATTTTCTTTTTATCCTCACTTGTTAATTTAATCTCGTTATACATATTATTTCCTTTCTTTACTCTTATACTAATTCTTTATTGTTTTGTTCCCAACTTTTTACAATTTCTTTGTTGTAGTCTATAATCGCATCTACAATAAAGTCATGGTAGTGGTCGCCTCTCCATGAGTTATGGAAGAATCTAGTATCCTCTTTCTCTTTTAATATATCTAGGTCTAGTATTGCCGTTCTGCAATTATCCCCATGTATTATTTCTCCTTCTTCGTTACAATCAGGAAAGTGAGTAAACACCTTTCTTTCATTGTCTTCTGTCTTAATGATTCCCGTATAGAATCCATCTCCACAAACTCCGTTCCTATGATATGATAATTGTATTATGTCCATTAGTATTCCCTTTCTTGTATTTCTTCTTGAATGATTCTCTGCAATTTTTGTAGTTCTTTAGTCGTTAATATATCTCTTATTACAAATTTGATATATAACTTTAATGTTTTTCTATGTCCCTCTCTCATGCTATATCCTTTCTAAAATTGTTGTATTATAAATTTATGGTCTAGTCCACCATCGTACCTTATTAATTGTGTATGCTCTGCAATATCGTCTATCTCTTTTATATTGTGCTCTTTGGCATAGTCCTCATAATCTTCTAGAAATTCTGTAAAATCATCGTATTCTGTAAATTCACTAATTATTGCAATCGGATCGTATTCTATCTCAAAACTAGTATCTTCTTCTAGCTCCGTAAAATATTCATAGAGTGCTTTCATTCCTTCGTAGCTAAAACTATCTGCATAGCTACCTTTAAAGCCGTCTACAAAGTCGTGTTCATTTATTGTTCTTTTCATTGTTTTATCTCCTTGTT